AAAGATTAATGTTGGCTACTCCAAGTGCATCGTAGGCATCATTTTTATTGTCTAAAGCAGTGGCTACTGTTACTGTTTGTCCGTCTACTGCTGATTGGGCTAAGTCTTTTTCTTCAAGTGCCGTTGCTTTTAGGTCAAGGGAGTTGTCATATAGGTCAGAGGTTTGAGACTGGACTGATTGTGCAGATACTGCAAGGTCATACTTGTCTTCTGCCTCTTCAATTAGGGATATAAATTCATCCTTGTAGCCAAGGTCGTCAACGCTATTGTTTAGATCTTCAATTTCTTGAGCTGCTAAGCTTAGTGGATCATCAGAATAGGCGGGTGACATAAAGAGCCAACCAAATGCAAGCATTGTGGCTGCTGTTATTCTAAATAACTTATTCCTTGTCAAGTAGGGCCCCTAAGTAAACAATATGTTTACATAGTAATTATACCACTTAGCTATTTAGGATTATCTGTTTTATAAAAGCCATTACCTTTAAATTGTACACCAACTGTAGTAAAAAATCGTGTCATTTCAGACTCACATTCAACACATGTATATCCAGGATCATCTTCAGTCATTGATCTGTGTACTGACATTTTTGCATGTGCATCATCATATGAGCACTTATATTCGTATACTGGCATTACTTATCCTTTAAGTTAAATGAGCCTTTTCATGACTTGCTCAGGTCTCCTTCGGTATCGAACCAAAGACTATTTGATCTTAATGACCTTTGGCTTCTTTTCTTCTGGAATGATTCTATCTACATTAATATGTAGCATTCCATCTTCGATTGAAGCTCCAGTTACTTCCATATATTCACCTAGTCCAAATGTTCTGGTGAACTTACGTGCAGCAATACCCTTATGCAGGTATTCCCCGTCTGTAACCTCTTTAATTTCACCCTTAACAATAAGTGTTCCATTGTCTACTGAAACATCGATATCGCTTTTTGTGAATCCTGCTACTGCAATTGATACCCGATAAGTATCTTCGTCTAGCTTTAATACATCGTATGGTGGGTATGTCTGGCGTGTTGCAGCCTGATGGACATTTGCCATTCTTTCCATTTCACGATTAAAGCCAATAAAAAAAGGATCTGTGAAGATAGATCCCATGAGTGTATTTACCATTTTTGCTCCTTTTAAGCGAGTTAGTTTAACATCCCCATAAGGCGGATGCAAAATAATTATAGCATAACTGATATTTATTTACCAGACTTTGCTCTTGCCTTTGCTAAAGCCTGGAAGTCTTTAACTTTGGTATCTCCTAGGTATCCCCACGCATGTCCGTCTTCAATCATCTTTTGATTAATAGATTTATCTGATCCGTCCAAGAAAACCCAGCCTAAAATGCGACCATACTTTTCAGATGAATCCATCTTTTCTGTTTTAATTACAACAGTTTTAGATGAATCGATTGCATTCTTAAGGTAAGCCTTGGCTTCAAGACCCAGTGCCTTTTCCATTTTATCTGTAGTACGGCTTTCTGGGGTGTCTATACCAGCCAGTCTTACCCTTGAAGTAAATGATATATCAAATCCAAGATCGATATCTACATCAATAGTATCTCCATCTACAACCTTGCTTACTTTCTTTACATAATATTCAAACATATAGTCCTCCTTAGACCCAATACTTAATTATAGCAGTTGCTGCTAACATTGACCATAAAATGTTAAACCATATAATAGTTGGCAATGTTTTTACTGTTGATGACCAAATAAGCGATAGGCTTGTTATCAAAGCAATTATGTACAGCCACCAAATCTGGGTATTAAAAAGAAGGCCTGGAATAATAATTGCTGCTTTTGTCATAAAGGCAAAGAACTCTACAGTATTAGGCTTATTCCAATAAGATCTATTACCCATACTACGAAGAGCAATTATCCATTGTGTTTTAAATTTCATTTAAATACCTCCAAAAATTTTCTATGGTCTATGCATTCAAATACTTTATGCTCTCTATAGGCCTTATAGTAATCATAAAAATCAACAGCTTTTTTGTACTCATCAGAAAGCTTTACATATTCTCTTGCAAGATCTTTATTAATTTTATCTTGAGCAGATCCGACATAGAACCAGCTCCTAGAGTTCCAGTGTGGACCATTATCCATCTTTCCTGGCATTCTATCTTCCCAGATTTTAAGTTTATTTTTTAACTCTTCTGGAGCATTCTTATAAGAAAATTTTTCCCAAAATGGGGTGTCTTTTCTTAAAGACATGTAGTGAAAATATATAAAGTTAAGAATATCGTCATTCATTCTAACAATATTTTTATTAAACTCATCTCTTATTTGCTGAGTATTCCCCAAAAATATGCTTGGTGTTCCAAATATTTCTGTAAGTTGAACCATGCTGACCCAAAGAGATGTTGCCTCTAATGGCTCAACAAAATTTGCTGCTAAACCAATTGCAACACAATTATTTTGCCAGGGCTCCTCAAATGATCCTGGGCTAAACTTAAACCCACCCTTATCTTTTCTTGGATATTCTGGAACAAAACCTAAAAACTCTTCTACCTCTTTAATTGCATCCTCTTCTGATATCAAAGAAGAATCATATACATACCCACAACCAAATCTTGACTGTAAAGGAATTTTCCAAATCCATCCATACTTCATTGAGATTGCTTCTGTATATGGAGGAATATTATCTGTCATGTCAAGAAAGAATGGGATAGCGGAATCCACTGGCAAAAACTCCTTATAGCTCTTCCATTTTGAATTAAATGTTTTTCCAATAATAAGTCTATGAAATCCGCTGCAATCAAAAACAAAATCACATTTTATTGTAGTACCATTGTCTAAGTCTAAACCACTTACGTTGTTATTTTTATCTAAAGATACATTAATTATAGTATCTTCAAAAACTTTTACGCCTCTTTCTATTCCTATCTCTTTAAATCTTGCTGCAATTTTTGTAGCATTAAAATGAAAAGAAGTAAGTCCTATTTTTTTATAGTCTGATATGGATTTCCCATCTTTATTTTTTTCAATAATAAATGGAACTTTGTTTTTTTCTGACATTGCTTCCGTAAAATCCACATTCTTTAGGCTGTTATTTAATGCAGTACTTGCAACCAACATTGGGCTAGCAGATAAATATTGAGATGGAATAGCTTCTGTTCCAAGAGCTGGATCTATAAAGTTAAACCCGTGGTAGTAAAAATCATTCTGGTTATTCCAATTAGTAAACTTAATTCCATTTTTTATGGTTACATCACAGTTTTTTATTAAGTCTTCTATAGTTATACCTAGCTCATTTAAAAATTCAGGAAGGTACGGGGTGGACCCTTCTCCTGCACCTAGTATGCCGATGTTTTTTGATTCTATTACAGTAACATTTAGTTTTGGATATTTCTTTTTTGCAGCCAAAGCAGTAAGCCATCCTGCAGTTCCTCCACCAACAACAACTATATTTTTTGACATTATTTTCTCCCCCATTTAATTTTATTCCAACCACGCTCATGGAAGTAGTAAAGAATTGTTTTTGTAACTACCTCAAAACTTGCAATTGCTCCAGCCGTTACGGGCTCTTTGGTTATCACCCATGATATAACAAATGTATCCGCAGTGCCAATAAAACGCCATGTAATAGCCTTTAGCGCTGATCTTTGTTTGGTTACCTTCATGATGGCCACTGCATATTGTTAGGCTTAGTAATCAAGTTCCAAACTTTAGATGCCCATCTCTTTACGTTTTTGCGTAGCCGATATAGCATGAATGTCTGCCCCCAAATCTACTTGTTCAATCTTATATCCTACATCACGACCATATACAATGTTGGTAATGTTAGGTAATCTTAATACTAATGCACCATCCATAAATTCATCCTTGGCAATATACTCTTTAACCTGATCAAACTTAAGAGGATCTTTCTCGCTTGTATTGTATGTATTACGTACGCCAAGCAGCACCTGATCTGTTCTCTTGCCCGCCTCTTTGTAAAGGGCGTGGTGGCCCTCGTGCCAAGGCTGGTACCTACCCAGCATAAGTGTTGTGGGTGCGGACCAGTCATGGAGATTAAAATATTTAATTATTACAGTTGACTTTTGATTAGCATCTAACCTATGATCTTTAAATACTGCATCGAACTCTATTGGGGCTTCAAACATTTTGTTTGTATCTTCAAAACGGCCTGCATAAATTGTGTCCATAAATATCATAATATCTGGCTTACCAAAAGCTGCACGAGTTAAATCAGTTGGACAAACAAAGTCTACAATTACTGGGGCCACACCCTGTTTTGCAATCAGCCTTGCAGTCTCACCCATACGACGAGCATGCTCAATTCTATCTTCTAAAGTAAAACTAAGATCTGAATTAATGGTTGCACGAACTTCATCTGCATTAAGATGAATAGCGTTTATACGTTCTTTTAGTGCTTTAGCCAATTCTGTTTTTCCAGAACCTGGGAGTCCAATAATTTGAATAATCATATAAATCTTTCTGATAGGGGTAATCTAGGACTTAATAAGTATATCAGATTAAAATAAATTAATCAAGGCCCATCTTACCCTTTGCTATTTTTAATGAGTCCATATCTGGGGCTCCCCAATAACCCAAATACTTGCCAGAAAAAATATCTTCACATCTTTTTTTAGAGTTAATTAAAATTGATCTATAAAGTCTTTGCCCTGATTTTGATTTTGATTCAAAGTCTCTCCAGCTACTGTCTGTATCTAAAGACTTTACCCTATCAGATCCTCCAACAACATCTTTTAGTCCATATTCATCTGACTTATTTAAAGATCCAAGTATTGGTTTTTTTACAGAGAATATTCTGTATCCTCTAGATAGCAGCCTTAAACTATAATTTGTTTGATCCCCACTAAAACTATCCTGGGGATCATGCATGATATCCCTTAACATTGAATATTCCCCAAACATAAATGAGGCGTGTACGCAATTTGTTTCTTCATAATCTTTATAGCCAAAACCCTGACCACCAATAACAATTGGAACACCTACATTTTCATCAGAAAATGTTGACCCACTATGACTTGGCGCCCAGCCATTTAATGATATTCTAGGAATACCATTAAAAAAATCAAAATTTAGATTATTGTAATTATTCTCGTAAGGATTTAAAAATTTAATACCATTCTCATTTAGTAATTCTTGATAGCTATACACATCATTTCTATTTTTGGGGTCATATGTCCAGCTGATTCCTGGAATGCAGCTCAATATGATACTATCAATCTCTTCTTCTCGCTTAACTGTGTTGTAATTTTCTATTATTATTTTATCCCAATCATTAGAAAATATTGTGTGGGCATCAATTTGAAAAAAATAATCATATCTTTCTTTTGAAGATAAAAGAGCTGCGTTAAATCTTCCATGACCGACCCCCATAGGAACACTAGTTGTCAATTCTGCATAAACTATTTGTTCATTATTAGTAAAAAATGGATTTGAAAGCATGGAAAGATCTTCTTTTGATTTAAAAGATTTATCTCTATTTGCATCCCAATATGATACTAAATTTTTGTCTAATATGTTGTTAAAAACTCCAAAGTGTAAACGATTTGGATTACTGGCTAAAGACATTGCACTTCTTATAGTCTGCTCTAAAAAAAATTCTCCGCATGCAGCTATAGTTATAAAAATTGTTTTTTCATCATCATGATTACTTATGGTATTCATTTTATCCCTGTGCCGCATTTGACGGAGATATCTCAATTAGATCTAGATTACATCTTTGAGGCAATTCGCTTAGCCATAATATAGCATTTGCTATATCTTCTGATTCCAATGCTCCATCATTATGCTGGTGGGTATTGATTGCTGCTGGGCATACCTCTGTAACCTTTACTTTAAATGGAGATAATTCTAGCCTAAATAATTTTGCAAGACCTGCTATTGATAATTTTGAAGTAGCGTAATTGCCTCCTCCAACATAAAAATGTTTTTTTGCAAATGAGGATATGAATACTAGCGTGGCATTATTAGATTTTTTAAGGTTCGGAATAAAAAGTTTTGATAAATACATCGGACCAACAACATTAAGCATATATGAATGCATAAAGTTATCAGTAGTTTCATTGCTCATGGTCTTAGCTCCGTCTAGGCCAGCACAGGAAGCATTATTTACAATTAAGTCTATTGTTTCATCTTTATATTTTTTATAAAAATTACCAATACTTGTCTCATCTGACAAATCTAAGTGTTCAATTTTGATATTATCAAAATTTAAATTCTTTACTCCCTCTGGATTTCTTGATGTTCCAATTACAAAATAACCATTATTGCATAGCGTATGAGCAAGCAGGTTTCCAACACCGCCGCTTACACCTGTAACAATTGCTTTTTTCATATAATTATCCAATCATTTTATTGTGCCCCCAGATGGTATCGAACCATCGACCCGCAGATTAAAAGTCTGCTGCTCTACCAGCTGAGCTATAGGAGCGCTGCCCCCTTCTTTACGTCAAATCTGTCTAGCATCATAACTTTGTTCCATGCACTAGAGAAATCTACAAAAAACTTTTCTCTCCCGTCAGAAGAGGCATAAACTTCTGCAATAGCACGAAGCTCTGAGTTTGATGCTAGAATAAGATCCACAACAGGAACCATATTAGCTTCATTTATATTTTTATAAGAGAGCAACTCTACTAAATAAGTGTTATCTAGACGATTAGAATGTAGCATTCTAATTCCAGACAGCAAAACTACCATTTCAGATACATTTAAGTTTAGAAGGCTAGATTTTTCTACCAACAAAACTTCTTCTGGTGAATTTATGCTCCAATGAGTATAATCACGGAAGCCATCGAACTTTGGCTCAAGAACTTTAAATGAATCTATATCTGTCTGTGATTGAGATGCATCTGTTCTCCCCTGTGTAAATGGAACAGAAACTTTAAACCCAGCTTGCTCTGCTGATTTTTCAATAGCGGCGCAGCCTCCAAGTACAATAAGGTCAGCTATAGACATATCTGTCTTAATTGATTCTAATACAGCAAGAACTCTTGTAATTGCAGGAGTATCATTTACTTCCCATGAAATCTGAGGCTGCAGCCTAATTCTTGCTCCGTTTGCTCCGCCTCTCTTATCTGTTTTTCTAAATGTAGATGCAGAAGACCATGCTGTAATGGCTAAGTCTGAGATAGATAATCCAGAATCTAATATCTGCTTCTTTATCTTTTTAATGTTTTTTTCAGATACCTTTTTTGACTTTGCAGAAGGAATTGGATCTTGCCATATCAAAACTTCTGAAGGTACATCAGAACCAAGATACCTAGAAACTGGGCCCATGTCTCTATGTGTTAGCTTAAACCAAGCACGAGCAAATACATCTGAGAAGTATTCAAAGTCTTCAAGAAATCTACGTGAAATCTTTTCATACTCTGGATCAAACCTCAATGCTAGATCTGCTGTTGTCATTACTGGAGCATGGAACTTACCCTTGACATGTGCGTCTGGAACTAAATTAGCAGCAGACTCATCTGTTGGGATCCACTGGGTTGCACCAGCGGGCGACTTTGTTTGTATCCAATCATACTTAAATAATAACTTAAGATACGAGTTGTCCCACCTGGTTGGAGTTGCAGTCCATGCGCCCTCGATACCACTTGTAATTGTATCTTCTGCATTACCCTTTCCAAATGAGTTTTTCCAACCTAGACCCATTTCTTCAATTGGTGCGGACTCTGGGTTTGGACCAACATGTTCAGGGTCTCCAGCTCCATGAGCTTTACCGAATGCATGACCACCTGCAATTAGAGCAACAGTCTCTTCATCATTCATAGCCATGCGAGCAAAAGTTTCACGAATATCATGTGCCGAAAGAACTGGATCGGGGTTACCATTAGGTCCTTCTGGATTTACATAAATTAAACCCATCTGAACTGCTGCAAGAGGGTTCTCTAACTCTCTATCTCCGCTATATCGGTTATCAGCAAGCCACTCTTTTTCTGTACCCCAGTATGTGTCGTCTGATTCCCAAACATCTGCCCTGCCACCAGCAAACCCAAATGTTTTAAAGCCCATATTTTCAAGAGAAACATTTCCTGCGAGAATCATCAGGTCTGCCCATGAAATCTTTTTGCCATACTTCTGCTTGATAGGCCAAAGGAGTCTGCGAGCCTTATCAAGATTACCGTTATCTGGCCACGAGTTCTGCGGAGCAAATCTGTGTAGACCTTCTCCAGCACCTCCACGCCCATCATATGTTCTGTATGTTCCAGCAGAGTGCCATGCCATGCGAATAAAAAAAGGACCATAGTTGCCGTAATCTGCAGGCCACCAGTCTTGAGAATTAGTTAGTAGATTATTTATGTCATCCTTAACTTCATCTAAGTCTAAGCTCTCAAACTCTTTAGCGTAGTTGAAATCTTTTGACATTGGATCAGATTTTTCTGAATGCTTTCTTAGTGCAGAAAGATCTAGCCTATTAGGCCACCAGTCTTTGTTTGATGTTGCATGTGGTTTTGACGCATATCCAGTTATTGGACACTTTGCTTCGCTCATTATGTTCTCCTTTTTAGTTCTATAAATTTCAGCACCCCTGGCTGGATTCGAACCAGCGGCCAACAGATTAGAAGTCTGTTGCTCTTCCTCTGAGCTACAGAGGTAAAATTAAATTATACTATTAAAAATCAAAATCTTCAATAGTATCTAAAGGAATTATTCCTTTTTGTTTTGCTATATTATATCCTTCTTCTGTAAAATTATATGTTACCCGAAGATCTTCGTCATACTCTACTTGCATCAAGTCACTATTTAATAGATCTATTAGTTCTGATTCTATATAGTGCTCGTGAGCTTCCCATAAATCTGGTGCAAGTAGGGGAGTTACATCTTCATTTAGCTCAAATATCGCTTCCCCGTCTTTTGAAAATCCAGCAATTTTTATTGCACCGATATCTATATAGTGTTGAATTTTAATCATTAACTCTTCTTCATCTTCTTCATCAAATGGTTTTGACATTACTTCCTCTCTGTGCAACAAGTAGGACTTGAACCTACGATTACCGAATTATGAGTTCGGGGCTTTAACCAACTAAGCTACTGTTGCCTAGCCTAATTATATTATTTAGTTACCACTTTTGTCAATAGATTGCTCTACTATTTGCTGCACATACTCTGAAAAATGTTTTCTTATACTGCCTGGTGGCCTATTGCCAATATCAGACCAAACTCTTTTATACTCATGAATGTTGTCAAATGTTGTTGGGCATACAAGGGTGCCCTCGTAATCCTTTAATCTTGTTGGCAAAGGAACGTGCTTGCTGCAGCACTTACATTCTTTAGCTTTTTCTTGATATATACTCATAGTATTTCCATTCCACTTAATGCATCAGAAAGATCTCTTGGCATAGGAGATGGTGCCCTAATTAGATTAGGACTATCTACGACTAAAGACTCTCTATATTGTTTCTTAACAGATGAATAGTCGTGTACTTCTATATCGCCAAATGCTGCTCTAGTTAAACTAATTGCATTGTAGATGGATCCACAGACTGCATCAGCTAAGTCCTTAGAACCTTTTCTAGGGTGGTCGACCTTATCTCTCATAATTCTTAGCTCCAGCAATTCATCGACAAGGAGAGGTATGTGTGGCCCATTTAATCTTTCTTCCAGAACAACCATGGCCATATCATCGTAATGTTTTTTAGCTACAGATAAAGTTTCCGTGTTAATTCCATATTGCTTCAGCTGTTGCATCATGTCGTGGGAGTTCCATCTGTCAAATGTACATACCCTAATATTAAACCCTCTTGATCTTAAAGACAATATGTAGTCTCTTACCTCGCTAAAGTCAACCGACTTGTCTGAAGTAGGAGTCCAATACATAACGGCATCCACTTTAACAATTGGTGCTGGCTGAGAATATGTGTCAGTAACCTTAACACTAACAAACTTTTCAATGTGAGCCATAGACACAGCACAATGGTCATGCTTTTGAGCTAAGTCAACATGTATAAAATATTCTGTGTCATCTTTTGGCAAGAACCACTCTTCAAATCTTCCAAAGCTATCTACCGCTACAGAAAGATCGTTAAAGGCCATTTCAATCTTTTCACGAGACTTAAAGAAGGCGTCTATTGCTTCTGGTGGCATGCATGCAAATCTTCCTAGCGCATCAGTAACATCTCTATAGAAAGCAATTTTAAAATCCTCAATACTTCTTGTCGGATTAACTTCCCATGTTGGTCTACGAATTGCATATACTCTAGGATACTTATAAGAAATTATTTGGTCTTCATCCCAAAATATATCAAACTCGTTGCCTACTGTGTTCTCTGGCAAATCTGGATCTAACTTAAACCTATGTGACCTAGATATGACTTCTTTTTCAGATATAATGTCGTCATACCTTTGCTGAATATAATCATTTTTAAATCTTGGGAAAGAAAGAAGTATCACCTTGCCATAATCTGGAAAACGAGAATCTACAGATGCCCTGTACATATCATATATTCCGCTTCCTGTTTTTGCTTGATCATGACCGCTTGTGCTATCTAGTGCAAATCCAGAAATTTCATCGAGCACCGCAACCAATACGTTATATCCCTCGAAGGCTTCTCTTTCTGAGTGTCCAGAATACACTGTAACATTTTTATCAAACTTAATCTCTGATGCTTTTTCAAAATACTTACCAGTAAACCAGGGTGAGTGGGTAACCCTGTTCTTAAATCCTTTAAAGAATACATTGTTTGCCTGCTGAGCGTTAATAGCAATGTTAATAATATCTATTGAGTCTCCAGGTGGCTTTCCATAATATGACGCTGGGTCTCTTAAGCATAATAGTAAATATACTATATATGCAACTGATATGGTAGAGCAATAATCTTTTCCACTGCCCTTACCTAATTGAGCAACAACTTCATTGGCTGTTTGCTTGAATCTTATAGATCCTTCTTTTTCACCAAATAATTTTATTAATGTAGACTCTTTGTATATCTGAGATGATTTTTCAATAAGTGTGTATTGGTGTTCTGATAAATCAGGCAGGCCTAAGTAATTTTTGTCTGTTACAAAAGTTCTTAAATCTACTGGTCTTTCATCAAACTCTTCGCCATCCAAGATATCGATGAGATCATTAAAATCAAACTCCACTGACTTCCTCAATAATCTCTATTGGCTCAACAATTCCAGTAATTTGAGATAAACGTTTTGCAACTTCTAGCTTACATTTTGGGCAGGTTGCAGTTACTTCTTTTAATATTTTTACAAGCAGTTCTTGTTTTCTTTCTGACTCTGCTATTTGAGAAGCAATCTCATTGTTTTCAAGCAGACCGACATCTTGAAGCATAGCAACTTTTTTGCCCTGTATGTCTGCTATCAGCTTAAGTGTTGAGTTCTGTACATTTAGTTGGCCCTGCAGTTTTGCTTCTTTTGCTAGGTCCCAGGCTTCGCTAATAAGCATTGCATAGTGTTGATCGGCTGCAGATATGGCTTCTTTTGCCTTGTCACGGGCACCAGAATCATTTTTGACAAACTCTTTCCATTCGTCAATGTGCTCTAAAACCTCTGCCCTTTTAAGTCCAGTAGTTGTAGCAATTTGAGTTGGAGTGCTTCCCTTAAGAAGCTCTTCAACTACCTGGTTCATGCGATCAAAATGATCAGCTAATTCAATTTCCATATAGGTATATTATACTTCTAGTCGACTGAAATAGCAAATTCCTTGGCAACCTTTAATAGGATTAGATATCCGATTAGATCATCAATATCATTATCTCCTGGGTATTCTTCGCCCTTAATAAGTCTATTTAATTTATCATCAATTCTAACGTATAGTTGCTCTTTTGGTCCCGCCTTTGAAAATATACGAACTGGATCTAAAGCTGAATTTCCATATGATATATTCTTTTTAATTAGCATGTGTGCGATATCAAGGCAGGTTGTTAAAATTTCGTGCCCTGCTTCAGTTCCAACTGTAAGCAAATAAAGGTCGTCATATTTAAATACTTTTGAATCTTCAAAAACTGGTGATGGGTTCATTTTATTAATCCCTTTTCTTTTAAAGCTCTATATATGGTCATAACAGTTACGCCACATTCTGTTGCAATTTCTTCCATAGTTTTCTTTTGAACAACATACCTTCTATAAAGCCAATCTTTGTTTTTGTATAATTTCACAGGTGATCCCATTTGAAATGCTTTCTATATGACTCTAAATCAATAACGTTTGGATCAACCCACCAATCTTCTGATTCTGTTCTAACAACAATTGAATACCCAAGCGAGTCTAGTATTTCTCTTTGAACGTCTCTCATTGCAACATTTCTCCAATACATATTGGCATCATGCTCAAATGTTATAACCGTAAATCTATATGAGTTTAGCGGTACAGCTAAAAGTCCATGAAGGCTTGTGTATGCATTTCCATCTGGCCTTCCGTTCAACTTATATCCAGAGTCAATATCAACCTGCAAATAATCTATTTGTTTAGGAAACAAGTTCTCTTCAAAATATGAAATATAGTTAAAGTCTAGAGCATCTCCCATGCATGGGTTTGATCTATTCTCATTGAACTCTTTTCTTAACTCTTCCTTTATTTCAAAAGATACGCCTTTCCAATCAAATTCATTTTCTAATTTATTTGTATTGCTTCCATTTTTTGAATGAAATGCTCCGAGCTCAACATAATGCCCACCCTTTTTATTTTCTAGCAGCTCTAGAACAAATTCTTCCTGTGCGCTTATCTCATTCCATACTTGTGTCATTTGTTTGTTAGAACCTCTCTAGCGTAGTAAGCGATGCCGAATGCATCAGCCACATCAAAATCTTTTATATCTAGTCCATGCTTTTTATTAAAATAATCTGCCGTTCTTTGCTTACGCATATTCCTTAACTGGTTCTTATACCATGAATCTGCATACCCTGGATGACTTAAACGTATAGCCGCCTTCTCTTCCTTAGTTGGGTTCTTGTTCCCAATGTACGCTTGCCAAGAGCTAGGAGATATAGCAATAACTGAAGCGCCCGTAGACATAAGCTCAGCAATAACAACACCATAAACATATGATAATTTTATCACAGCATCAGGTGATCTGACAAGTATTGCACCCTCAATTGCAATATAATCACTTTTTAATTCATCTAACATCATAGCAACTCTAGTTTTAGCATTATAAATTTTTTCATATATATCATTGCCTACTAGATTAATCTTTCCCCACTTTACTGGCCTATCTCCTTCGATAAGGCAAAAAGCAACAGAAGATGTGGATGCATCTATCCCAAGAACTTTGCTTGCCTTAGTCCTAGATAGCTTCGCCAGCGTCATTTATCATCCTCAATATTTTATTTCTATCAGACTTAGAGTTATCTTTTTCACACTTAGAGCATATATCTAAAGTATTGTATCTACTTAAAGATGACTTGCATGACTTGCAGTACCTCTTTTGCCCAGATCTAATTGCTTTTTTCTCATAGTACTTTTCCATAATCTTTTTATTGGTTGCAATTCTACAACAATCATCGCCACAATATTTCTGATTATGAGTCTTTGGAGTAAACTCTTTACCATTAGTGCAATCTAAATTAGCACATATCATTATGAAGGAACCTTAAATCTTTCTATTTGAACAGTTCCAGTAGGTGTATCCTTTGAGTAGCATTCCTTTTTAATTGGGCAGTAGGTGCAAGGCATCTTGGTTTTTGTTGCACCTTCTGGCTTCATTGGCAGGTCACCGTCTTTAAAATTATCCCACACTTCCCTCATCCAAAGGAATGTGTCCTCGATAATCTTTGTGTTTCTCTCATTCATTGATACTGGAATTATTAATATCTCTTGAGTATTTTTATTCTCATAAAGAAAAAATCCTTCTTTAGCATTTTTAAGCTTCATATAAGTCAACAGCTGAAGCAGATGGTTTGGTGAAGGGCTCATCTCAGCCTGCCTTGTATCCCAAACCTCTTGCTTTGCTGTCTTGATTTCACCAATTACGGTTTCATTGTCATATTCCATAATTAAATCAATGAACCCACGTATTGGTGGATATTCGTTTATAATTTCTTCTTCTTCTGCAACCCACTGTGGCATAGTTTTAATTAAGTTCTGCAATCTTTCATGGGCCTGCGTACCTTGAGCCATATTCGCAACTGCAACAGCATCATTATTGTCAATAAAGACTGCGCCAGAAAAAGCCATATACCAATACCTTGGGCATGTTCCATGACCATATCCTAAAGAGCTTGGGCTAAAAGACTTTTTAGTCATTTCTCCATCTGCTCTTTTAGTATTTTTATATGACTCATCAAGCATTGATGCAAAAAGCTCTGGGTCAAAGAATTTGCCAGTATGCTTTTTAAACTTTAAATTTTTAACTATGTTTCTACCCATTACAAATTATACCTAACGACATACTTAAGTGCATCTACAAGTTTGTCTATGGACTCCTTTGCTGAATAATATATATTCTTTTTATTATTATTCGTGGTCCCAGCTTTATCTTTTGCTATTGTTGAATAATAAGAAGCCATCATGGCAAACTTAGTTGACATTGCCTGCAACTCAATAATAAGCTGTGGTGCTTTAGCAGCAGGCACATCTGGGTTCAACAAAAGCTTTACAATGACAGCCAATGCTCTATCTAACTGAGCATCATTCATATACTCATGAAGATCATTAAACTCTGTTATAGAATTAATTAACTCTAATGTATTTTTATCCTCTGTCATTTTTAATCTTTTTATCCCATTTGTCCATTAATAGTCCTACTCCATACCCAACAACAAAGCCAAGCATGGTTCCATAAAGAAAGTATAACATTAGAATGGAACCTCAGCGTATGTCTTATATGAAGGGAAGTCGCTATTGCTTGGAGACTTATCCTTAGACAATGTGTATGCTGTTACAGAGATTGAATCAGCATTAATTTCATATGAAGTTCTCTTTGTGCCTTC